CGCGATCGGAGGCGGCGCTTACGTCGACGTCGCCGAGATGGCTGCCACGTTCACGGCCGTCGCCGGGCGGCGCTACGTCGCGACGGCGCTATTCGTCGGCGTCTACTCCGGGGCCGTCGATTGGTTCGCTGTCCGTCTCCAGAACGGCACGACGACCCTCTCGGGCACGCAGTCGACTGTCTACGGGCCCGCCGGCTCGCAGGTGTCGGTTACTTGCAAGACACCGCCGACCACCTTCGCCGCGGGCGCGGTCACGATCAAGACGGCCGTCTACTTCGGGTCCGGGCCGGGCAGCCTCCCGGCGGGACCGGACACGCCGAACTTCATCATCGTCGAGGACGTCGGCCCGGCAGTCGCTTCCGCCACGATCGCGCCGACGCCGATCATGCAGTGGAACGCCGCGTGGGGCGTCGTCGCCGTCGGCACAATGAAGCCTGCCGCCGTCACCGTCCCAGCATCAGCCTGGACGCCGATCACAGAGCCTCTCCCGTTCACCGGACTCGTCGGGCGCCGCTACGTCCTCCGTGGCAACTCCCGCGCCATCGCCGCCTCCGGCGCGACCGTCGGGGCGATGACCGCCGTCTACGCCAACGGCACCCAATGGTGGGACAGCCACACGCCGAACATCTCGGGCGTCTACAACAACTCCCCGATCAACGCGTACTTCGTCGGCGACGGAGTGACGCGCAGCTTCGACCTCCGATTCAGTTCCGGGACAGCGACCAGTGTCTTCACGGATCAGCAATCCAGCTACTTCCTCATCGAGGACGTCGGCCCGGTAGCGGGCGCGGTGGCGATCGAGACTCCGAACCCGCAGCAGGTCTACCGGGCCAAGCCAGCGGCCAGCATCGCGGTCACCGCGGCGATGGGGCAGACCAACGTGACGGTGCTCACCGTGCCTGCGGCGGCGGTGCCACTCGGGCGGGTCGTCGTCGTCCACTTCAACACCGTTGTCACGCAGACCGCCGCGGCCGTGTTCGACGCCGTGGCCTGGGTCAACGGTACCGGGGTGATGATGCGCCAGGGTTCGACCACCGCCGCGGGCGAGGTCGTCAACTACTCGACGGTGTTCGTCGGCACCGGGGCCGACCTCGTGCTCGCTGTCTCCATCAACGCCTGGGGCGGGCAGACCGTCACGGCGTGGCCGAGCAGCAGCATCATCGCCATGATCTGCGCGGGCGTCTGATGGGGACGCTCAAAGCCAAGGTCGGTGGCGTGTGGGTGCCGGTCGGGACACCTGGCCCGGCTGGCGCGCCCGGTGCCGCGGGACCGCCAGGCACCGCGGCAGCGAAGGCGAAGGCCCGCGGGTTCAACGCCAACTTCAGCAACGGCGGCGGCATCCTCCAGGGCGGGATCATGTCCGGGCTGACGATCGGGACGATCCAGGTCAATGACGGGTTCACGAAGATCAGCCCGACGAGCGTCCGCACCAACGTCGGCGGGCGCTTCCTGATCCAAGCGTGCGTGACCGTGTACGGCGGCGCGTCGGGCAACTGGATGATCTTCCAGATCGAGCACCGGCAGTATTCCAACAGTGCCGTCCTCGGCACCTACGACGTCGTCGCGCAGAACACATCGACCGGCTACCACATGGCGGCGAACGCTGTCACGGTCGACGCCGGGGACGACTACTTCTCCGTCAAGCTCCAGCCCGACGCCTCGCCCGGCCCGTACCTCGACGACCGTTCGTGGTTCTCGATCAGCGAGGTCGCCTGGTGACCGGAGCGCTCAAAGCGAAGGTCGGCGGCGCATGGGTGCCGGTCGGGCAGCCCGGCCCGAACGGCGCGGACGGCCCGCCGGGGCCACCGGCATCGACGCCGAAGGTCAAGGGCCGCGCCTACACCGCCAGCCTCACCAGGGGGACGAACTCCAACGGCACGATGCAGAGCATCGTCATCGGCAGCGTCATCCTCGTCGATGGGTTCTCCGGTGTCTCGGGTGCTCCAGGAGCGACGCTGAACTCGGCGGCGGGTGCGCCAGCTGGCCGGTTCTACGTCGCGATGCACGTCACCATCGGCAGCGGCGCGGCGCAGAACTGGATGATCCTGCGTCTCCAACATCTCAACAGCGCCAACACGGTGCTCAACAACTACGACACCGTCGCCGCCAACGTCTCGACCGGGTTCCGCACGGGCAGCGTCTCGTGTGTCATCGACATGGCTCCCGGCGACAAGGTCTGGACCTTCATGCAGACCGACGTCGCCGGGGCTGCCTTCGACGGCCGTTCCTGGCTCACGCTCGCCGAGATCGCCTGGTGACTACGCTCCGCCCATGAGCTACACGTCGATCCAGGCCAGCGTTCGCGACGTCGCCCTCCAGGACCGGGTGACGGCGGGGGCGATGAAGGAGGCGATTGCGGGCGGCGACGAGTACAAGAACTCCGAGTTCGGCGCTCAGCTGCGCGGCTACCCGATCCTCGCCCTCAACTACTTCATGTGGCCGGTGTGCGTCGACTACGAGACCGAGTACGAGTACGCCCTCGACAGCGACAATCCGAATCCCGGCGGTGACGTCGGCGTGATCACCGACGCCAACATCGGCTCGGCGATCCAGGCCCACTGGCCAGTCGATCCGGCCAACATCCCGGCCGATACCCGAGACGACCCGACCCGAGAGTGAGCACGACCGACTTCGATCTCGGCCAGCTGGTCGAGGAGATGGAGTGGAGGAAGTGCTGCCCGCAGTCCAAGGACCCGGAGGTCCTGCTCGAAGGATTCCGCTACTTCTGTGAGCGCTACTGGTACATCAAGCATCCAGAACAGGGCCGGATTCTGTTCAAGTTGTTCGACGCGCAGGTCGATACCACTCGGGGGTGGATGACCAACCGCTACTCGCTGATGTTGAAGGCGCGCCAGCTGGGGTTCTCCACGCTGGTCGCCACCTACGTCTTCTGGGTCACGTTCTTCTACGACGACCGGGTCGTGATCATGCTCAGCCGCACCGAGCGCGACGCCGTCAAGCTGCTGCAGAAGGCGAAGTACGGCTACCGCTTCCTCCCCGAGTGGATGAAGTGGCGGGGTCCGATGACGAATATGACGCAGACCAAGATCGAGTTCTCCAACGAGAGCTACGTCGAGTCCCTGCCCTCGGCCAGCGACCCCGCTCGTGGTGAAGCGGTGTGGCTGGCGGTGATCGACGAGATCGCCTACCTCCCCAACAGCGAGGAAGCGTGGGCCTCGATCGAGCCGATCGCTGACGTCGGTGGGCGGGTCATCGCCCTGTCGACGGCGAACGGCGAGGGCAACCTGTTCCACAAGCTGTGGGTGGGGGCTGTGAACAACTCGAACCGGTTCAAGGCCGTGTTCTACCCGTGGTCGGCGAACGGGCGCAGCCAGGAGTGGTACGACAAGAAGGTTGCCGACCTGCCCGAGTGGCAGCTGGCCCAGGAGTACCCGAGCGACCCGGAGGATGCGTTCCTCCGCTCCGGTCGACCGCTGTTCTCGCCCGACATGCTGCGCCGCCTGGTCGTGCGTGAGCCGATGTTCCGCGGGGACTTCGACGAGGTCCGTGGGTACAAGTTCATCCACCGTGCGCAGGGTGCGCTGCGGGTGTGGGAGTTGCCGTTGAAGGACGGGCGCTACTGCATCGGCGCTGACCCGGCGCAGGGCTACGAGCACGGCGACTTCTGCTCCGTCCACGTCATCAACGTCCGCAGCGGGCTCGTCGTCGCTCACTGGCACGGGCGCATCGACCCCGACGAACTGGGGACCAAGGTCCTCGTCCCGCTCGGCCAGTGGTACAACCGGGCGCTGATCGGCGTCGAGTCGAACAACCACGGCCTGACCACGTTGAAGGCGCTGCAGCGGTCGAAGTACCACCCGTTGTACATGCAACGTTCGCCGCGCTACAAGAAGTCGGTGCCGACCGACATCCTCGGCTGGCGCACGAGCCAGAACACGAAGCCGCTGGCGATCGACGAACTCAACCAGGCGCTGCGCGACGGGGCGCTCGAACTGCTCTGCGCCGACACGATCAGCGAACTGCGCACGTTCGTCCGCGACGACGCCGGGAAGATGACCGGGTCCCCGTTCGATGACCGGGTGATGAGCCTGGCCATCGCCAATCAGATGGTCAAGCACGTCTTCCAGCCCCAGTACCAGCCAGACCTGGAGCCGGGGCCGGGGACGATGGGCTACATAGAGAAGATGCTCTACGGCGACCTTCCCCTGATCAACGGGGGTGGGGAGCGTAGGCTCGCGCCGGAACGGATCGGGGACCAATGGGTCCGCGACGAAAGGATCAGATGATGACCCGTCTGGATACACAGCGTTTCCCCTCCCGAGTCCACGCCCGGTCATCCGGCAAGAAGCTGTGGCGAGGGTACGACGCCTTGCCGCACTCGATCTGGGGCGACGTCGCCGGTTCCGGCGCAGGCGGGTCGACGGTCACTAGCATCTCGCCAGCTACGGCGGCGATCGGTGCGTCCCCGACGATCACCGTCACCGGGACCCTGTTCACCGCCCAGTCGAAGGTCATCTTCGAGGCCGACCAGCGGCCCACGACGTTCGTCAGCGCGACGAGCCTGACCGCCACCGTCGCCGGGCTCGTCGGCCCCGCCCGGACGGTCGCCGTCGCGGTGAGCACGGGCGGCAGCAAGCCGTTCACGATCACGTGATCTGCGAAGACTGTGGTCGCAAGCCTGCGCAGGAGGGCTACGACGTCTGCTTTCGCTGCCGCGTGGCGTCGGTGGGCTTCGGCTGGCATGGCGGCGGGTTCATGTACGGCCGCAAGAACTTCGCATCGCGCACGAACGCGGAGTTCGTCGCCGAGCACGTTCCCGAGGGTGCTGCCCACATGGGAAGTAGGGAGTGGCAGGGATGAAACAAGCCGACTACGCCCAGTGGGCCCGCGAGGAAGTGCGTCGATCGAAGCGCTGGCGGGAGACCGAGAACTACGAGGATGACTGGAAGCGGTTCATCGACTTGTACAAGGGCCGTCAGTACGGCTCGAAGTCGAAGTCGGACCAGCTGATCGTCAACCTGATCTTCTCGACGATCAACACCATCGCCCCGAGCGTGGCGGTGAACAACCCGAAGTTCATCGTCAACGCCCGCAAGAACGAGCAGGCACCGCAGGCGATCGTCACCGAGGAGGTACTCAACTACCTGTGGGCAGCGAACCGGTACCAGGACGACTTCCGCCTCGCCGTGAACGACTGGCTGGTCGTCGGTCACGGGTGGTGCAAGGTCGGCTACAAGTTCACCAAGCCACCCGAGGAGAAGAAGACCGGGGACGAGGTCGACGCTGGCGACGAGAACGCTGGCGCGTATGGGATCGACGATCGCGATGACGTCGAGGGCAACGTCGAGTCGGAGATGTACGTCGCCGACGACCGCCCGTTCCTGGAGCGGATCAGCCCGTTCGACATGTTCGTCGACCCCGACGCACGGCACCCCAAGGAACTGTGCTGGATCGCTCAGCGCACCTGGCGTCCCGTCGCTGACGTGCGTGTCGACAGCCGCTACCAGCCTGGAGCGCGCAAGAAGGCCAGCGCCAAGGCGTGGTCGCGCTGGGACATGGGCAGTCGTGACGGGCGCGACGACGACATCCCGGCGTCGAAGCACTTCTGCGAGGTCGTCGAGTTCTACGACATCAAGCGCCAGAAGGTGTGCACGTTCGCCCTCGACTCCGACGGCGCGGGCGAGGCCAACTTCCTGATCAAGCCCGCCGAGATGCCCTACGCCAAGGGCCATCCGTTCGAGATGATCCGCAACTTCGAGGTCGCCGACAACTTCTACCCGATGGGTGACGTGCAGCAGATCGAGTCGCTGCAGCTGGAACTGAACCAGACCCGCACGCAGATGATGAACCACCGCAAGCGCTTCCAGCGCAAGTGGCTGTACGAGCGGGACGCCTTCGACCGGGATTCGATCACCGCCCTGGAGTCGGACATCGACAACACGATGATCCCCGTCTCCTCCGACGGGAACCCGTCGCAGGTGATCGCTCCGATGCCTGCGGTGATCACGCCGACCGACTTCTACGACCAGTCGGGGCTGATCACCAACGACATCGACCGTGTCTCCGGCGTCTCCGACTACCAGCGCGGGGCGGCGCAGACGGCGGTCAAGCGCACGGCCACGGAGGCGGCGATGATCCAGGACGCGGCCAACGCCCGCGCCCAGGATCGTCTCCGCAAGATCGAGTCCACGCTGGCCCGCGTCGGCGAACGCATCGTCAGCCTGATGCAGCAGTACATGACCGGGGAGCAGGTAGCCCGCGTCGTGACCATGCCTGGTCGGGTGTGGATCAACTACGACGCGGACTACTTGCAGGGCGACTTCGACTTCGACGTCGCTGCGGGCTCGACGGAGCCGATGAACGAGACCTTCCGTCGGCAGTCCGCACTCCAGTTGGTCGACGCCTCGATGCCGTTCCTGGAGATGGGCGTCGCCAACCCGGTCACCCTCTACATGCAGGTGCTGCAGAAGGGCTTCGGGATCAAGGATGCGCAACCATTCATCCAGCCGCAAGCCCAGCAGGCAGGCGGGATGCCGCCCGAACAGCAGGAGGCTCCGCCGCCCGAGCAGGGTGCACCGCCGCCGCAAGCCATGCCGCCCGAGCAGCAGCAGCCCATGCCCCCGCAGGGGCCACCGGGGATGCCCCCGGAGATGATGATGGCGGGCGCGCCGATGCCACCGGGGATGATGCAGGGTGCCCCGCCGATGCCGCCGCAGGGTCTCACTGACCCGATGCAGGGGGACATGGCGATGGACCTCAACAGCCTCCCGCCGGAGTTGTTGATGCAGCTGATGGGCACCATGCCGCCTGTGTGATTGACCTGGGTCTATGATCCAGCGCCAGAGCACAGAGCAACCCCGGAGGACTCAGTGTCAGATGCGCCAGCAGGCGATCCCGGCAGCGGGGACATCGTCGAAGCGGTAGAGCAGACCGAAGACGTCACGACAGAGACGCCCGAATCCCAGGTCGAGGAACCTCCTCGACGATACGTAGAGATCGACGACCCTGATGACCGGTACGACCGAGTCAAGGTCAACGACGAGGAAATCGAAGTTCCGTACAGCGAGATCAAGCGGGGGTACAGCCGCACGGCTGACTACACCCGCAAGACCCAGGAACTCGCTCAGCAACGGGCGGAAGCCGAGTACGGGATCAGGTTGCAGCAGGCGCTGCAGGCCAATCCCCAGGCGACCATCCGCTACCTGGCCGAGCAGGCTGGCCTCCAGCTGGGACAGCAGCAGGCACAGCCCGCAACGGAACCCGAGCCTGAGTATCAGGACCCCTTGGAGCGAGAGATTGCCACCGAGCGCCAGGCACGCCTGGCCCTCGAACAGCGGATCGCTCAACGGGAGATGGACGAGCAAGTCGACCGGACGATTGACGGACTGCGACGGCAGTACAACGCGAGTGACGAGGACATCCAGGCCGTGATCGCGACAGCGATGCGCGGCAACTACCCCGTCGATGCGCTTCCGATGATCTACAAGTCGATCACCCTGGACAAGCTGCAAGCGCGAGCGCAGGCAGCCCAGGTCGCACAGCAGCAACGAGAGGCCGAGACCACTCGGCGTCAGAGTTCAGCTGCGGCGGCGACACGAGTGGTCAGTTCGGGCGTGGCGACGAGCAGCAATGGCCTCACCAATCGCAGCGCACTGCAAGAACGCCCGACCTTCCGTGAGGCCGCTCTTGCCGCGTTCGAGGAATACGAGCGCAATCAGCAGTAGCGGGCTGGCGGTTCCTCCCCGAAAGGAACCAGCATGACGCTGGCAACCAACGCTCCGCCGACGTGGGACACCCTGCTCACCACGACGCTCAACAACTACCGCAAGACCCTCACCGACAACGTGTTCGGTGGCCGGGTCCTGCTCGACTACCTCCAGTCCAAGGGCCGTGTGCGCATGGTCGACGGCGGCATGAACATCGTCGAGCCGCTCCTCCTCGGGCCCGGCGAGGCTGACAGCTACAGCCAGTGGCAGCAGATCGTGGTCAACCCGGTCGGCGGCATCTCCGCTGCCGTCTTCCCGTGGAAGCAGATCTACGCCACGATCATCATCTCCGGCCTGGAGGAAGCACAGAACAACGGCAAGGAGCAGATGATCAACCTGCTCGAAACCAAGGTCATGCAGGCCGAGGAGTCGTTGAAGGGCATCCTCTCGCTGATGCTGTGGGGCCGTCGCGGCGCCAACGTCAAGGACTTCGATCCGCTCACCAACCTCGTCGATGCGACCCTCATCGCTGGCGGCATCACGCCCCCCGCCGTCGCCGACGCGACGATGGAGAACCTGTGGCGCTCGCCGACGTTCAACGTCGCCACCGGCACGGGCATCGGTCCGAAGGGTGAGGCGCTGGCCATGCCCACCGGAGTCACCGCCCCGCTCAACGGCCAGGAACTGGAGAGCATCCTGCGCAAGATGTTCATGCTCGCCAGCGATGGCGGCAAGGACCACGTCGACGCGATCTTCGCCTCCGGCGACTGGTTCGAGGCCTACGAGGCGTCGCTCACCCCGCAGGTGCGCTACACCGACACGTCGAAGGCGAACCTCGGGTTCCAGAACCTGATGTTCAAGAACGTGCCGATCTACTGGGACCCCGACGCCCCCGCTGGCACGGCCCTCGGCCTCAACTCGAAGTACATCGGCCTCGCCATCCACAGCGACCGCAACTTCGAGCAGTCCCCGTTCACCGGCAACCTCTCCGGCTCGACGGCGTCGACCGCCACGTCCCCGTCCCCGGCTGCGACCGCCCTCGACGCCCGCGTGTCGTTCATCACGACCTACGGCAACACGACCGTCCGCGAGCGTCGCCGTCACTTCAAGATCACCGGAGCTACCTTCGGTCCCTGAGCCATCGTGACCCTCGGCTCTAACCCGTGCGGGTTAGGGCCGAGGGTCTCCGCCTGAACCGAGGAGAGCCCGTGGGTACCGAAGATTTCAGTCACATCAAGCCCGTCGTGCAGAGCGGTGGCGGAGACATCCAGCTGGTCAGTCAGGCATGGGGTGACGCAGTCACGGGCGTCGCGCTGGTCAACACGGGGGAGGGGAACATCCAGCCCGCCGGGTTGTTCTCGACGGCCCCCTACGTCCCGTCGAAGCCGAAGCTGCCGACGTGCATCGGCAAGCACGGTGCCTGTGAGAACACCGAGAAGCTGGATCGCAACGGTCGGTGCATGGGCTGCCGCATCGCCTACGCCCGCTCCATCGTCAGGCAGGACGCCTGATGGATGTCCAGGGGATCAAGAACTACGTCCGGGCCCAGCTGGACATGGACGATGAGGAACTGCCCGACTCCCTCCTCGACGTCTACCTCCAGGAAGCGTTCGACCGGACGATGGCCTTCGACAACCGCTGGCCACGCAACGAGACCAGCTGGACGATTGCCAAGATCCCCGGCGAGCAGACCGCCCTGCTCCCGCTCGACCTCAACCTGCCGTCGCTGACGTCGGCATGGCTGACCGGGACGAGCAGCCATCAGCTGCTGATCGTCGACCAGAAGACGGCCGAGGATTCGTTCGGCGGGGCGTACCGCACCGACGCCAGCGGGGACGTGCCTGCCTACGTCTCCGTGTGGAACGGGCAGCTGCACCTGTGGCCGACCCCCTCGATGGCGTCGACGATCCAGATCGCCATCCGCGGCTACCGCCAGCCGGTGTGGACCATCGGTGCCTCCGACATCCCCGATCTCGACCCCCGCCTGCACGTCACGCTCGCCTACTTCGCCATCGCCTTGTCCTACGCCCAGCAGGAGGACGAGGTTCTCGAAGGCGTCTACATGGCGCGCTGGGATCGCGACCTGCGTCAGCAGCTGCGAGCGATCCTCGACCCGATCCACAACCGTCCACTCGTCCTCGGTGGGGCCGGGCCGATCGCTCCCGGCCGCAGCGTCATCGTCAACGTGCCGTAGATGCCGAACCGTCTCGAACCCCTCGACCTCGCCGACTACACCGGGGGCCTCAACCTCCGTCGCAACCCGCTGGCGCTGGGCGAGAACGAGTCGCCCGACATGCTCAACGTCGACGTCGACCCGAGGGGTGGGTTCGCCACCCGCAAGGGCTGGCTGCGCTGGAACGAGGACGACATCACCGACGTCAGCATCGGTGCCTTCAACCCCCGCAACCACTACTCCCACGCCAAGTCGAACTACGACCAGGACGTCTACGTCGTCGAGGAGACGAACATCCACGTCGCCGCCAGCGACGCGATCTTCTCCCTCGTCGTCGACGGCCTCGGCAACC